ACGGCACCGGTGGTCTGATTGACGGAGATGGTCTGGAAGCCGTTCTCGGAACGGACCGGACCGTTGAAGGTCGTATTTGCCATTGGAGTACCCCTTGCACAAGGTTTCGCCACGCAGTCTGTGCAACGTCAGGCGGGCACCTGTCTGCATGGCTGATGTTGCCCATGAACAGACTACACCACTCTGCCCACAAAAGAAAGGGCCCCCGCTACGCAGGGGCCCAGTTTACCAGACAGGGAGGTAGTGACCTTGTATACCAGCAATCAGACGCCGGGGGAACCATAGATTCCGAGCGGGTCCGACACGCCGAACGAGTAGCGCTCGCGAGCCTTGTACCGGACGTTCCCAGTGTCAAAATCACCATCCATTGACGTCTGCATCGCGACGCGGACGAAGTGCTTCATGCCGTTCGGGACGTCCGTGGTGAGGAACCACGCATCGTTGTCCGTCAGGTAGTGGTTGACACGGTAGCCCTCAGGGATCGACCCGTTGGACTTGATCGCGTTGATGTCGTTGTCGGCGGTGCCGGTGCGAAGTTCTGTCTCGAGGAGACGAGTGGCAACGAACATGAGGCCCGGCGGAACGATCAGCTTGCGCGGACGTGCGGCGATCAGCAGGCCACGCTCATCGCGGAAGGCAGCGATGTCGATGACGGCCTGCTCAAGCGACGTCTCGTTCAGGTCAGCATCAGCCGCCGGTTTGTTCGAGTTGGTGATACCCGATACCGTGGGGTGGCTGGCGCTGAACAGGTAGACGCCGTCGCCCGACTGAAACACGTTGAAGCCGGTGTTCAGCAGCGAAGCCGCCTTGACCTGCTTCGTGTAGGCCATGCCACGGGCAAGGGCCTTCGTGTAACGAGCCGAGAGCGAGTCGTACAGGTTGTCTTCCATCGCCTCTTCGGTGATGGAGAAGCCCATCGCCACCGTCTCGTGGTTGTAACGAGCGGTGAACGACTCCTGTGCGTTGTCATACTGGATCGCAGCGCCTTCCGCTTTCACGGGGGCCGCTCCGAAGCCAGAAAGTTTCACTTCTTCCTCAAACGAACGCTCCGAGGTCTCGGTCTCGTAGATTTCCGCGTGCTCGTCCTCGTACTTGGCGTACTCGAGACCGAACAGCGCGTTCAGACCGGGAAGGAGTTCTTTGAGGGCTTGTGCGCGAGAGATAGCCATGTTTCAGCCCTCCTTAGATGCCAAGAGAGTTGGTGTACGAGTGGACGCCCACGTTCAGCTTGACGATGAACTCGGGGTAGTCATCACCCTCGGTGCCGCGAACCACATCAACGATACGCACAGCGTATGTCGATGTGACGACAAGACCGTTACCGTTGGTCCCGGTGAGCAGGTTCATGCCCGACAGACCCGTCGTGGCATTACCAGCAGTGCCGAAGCCAAGTTGCGCGTTCTTGCCAATGGCACCCGGCCAGCCCGAGCCATCAGTGCCCGAGTTGAAGGTGCCGAGTTCCGCGCTGCCCTTGATCTGGAACAGGGCATCGGGGTCGTCCATCACAAGCACAAACACATCCGAGCCGCCGCCGGTGATGACGTTGGCAGGGAGGAAGTTGTTGTAGGTGGGCTGGCCCGAGCTATTCACATAGCGAGCGCCGACGCAGACACCCATGATGCCAGCGGTGGCATCTGCCGAGGTGGCGGGAATCTTGATTCCGACAGGGGTTGTGCCGACAGCCGAGGGCTGACCAGCGGTGGAAAGCGCAACGAGATCACCATTGAAGATCGCAGCCGAGTTGTTCGCAGCGACCTTGTACTCACGGATGACCCCGCCATTGAAAGCCTGCCCGCCGATCAGGTTGATCGCCTTGAGGCCGTAGGGAGTGGCGTTCGTGGCCATGTTTCTCTCCTAGATGGTTGAGGTTTAGGGGCGTTAACCCCGTCCGAAGGATGTGCGAGTGGAGCGCTCAGGTCTCAAGAGAGGCATACGAGGGTCGTTCTCACGCATGTAGCTATTATCCACTGCCGTGATTTGTGCTTGAGCTTCCTCAAGTTGGCCTTGGACACGCTCCTGCGCGAACTCTTCAGGGATGCTGCACAGCAGCAATCCGCCTACCTCGATGTTATCCTTGAACCGGGAATCCACGTCGGAAATGATCTGAAGCTCGGGGAACTCAGAAGCCTTGACTGGGGTGTAGCCCTCACGAAACCGCCGCGAGACGTTCGTGTTGTCCGACTGGCCCATAGACGAGGTGCGAATCCAGCGGAACTTGAGTCCATCTCTGGGTTCGGGGGCCGGGATCATGGCCGAACGCTGCCACGAGCGCTTGCGCTGTGTGGCCTCTCGGGTGTTGCTTTCCCGTGTCGTTCTGTCAGCCATTGCTTCTCTCCTTGAGCACTTGCGCCGCGTACTGTTCCGGGGTCAATCCAAGCCGCTTGGCGAGAGCGGCGGCGGAGGCGGTGATACGCACTTTGTCGCGTGATGTTGGAGCACTGCGAGACGCAGGGGCCACCACGGAGCCTGCTTGCCGAGAAGGTGCCTTCACCTCGATGTCTTCATCGGCAAACTTATCAGGGAAACGCCGCCTCATGGCTGCGTCTATTTGACTATAGTATTCTTCGCTCCCAATAGCAACGCCGCTGTTTTGCAGCTTTTCATGGACCACCATGGCCACTGCGGTCATTTCTTTGTCGTTGTGCCTATCGGGGCCAAACCACGGGTTCTTGGCCACCCATTCCATGGTCCGAGCATCGGGTGTTGGTGGTGTCGGAACGTCACGCTGAACGGGCTGCGGCTTCTGCGGAGGAGCGGGACGGAAGGCATCGAGGCGCATCTTCTCCGCCTTGAGTTCCGTCAGTGTCTCCTGCGCCTTGACGAGAGCATCAGCATCGCCGGACTCGTACGCCGTCTTGTAGGCGGCACGGGCGCGGTCAAGTTCGACGTCCACACGAGCCTTGGCCTGCCCGACGAAGAGCGTCTCCCCTTCTGCATACTTGGCCTGCATGGCCTCGAGAGCACGCTTCTGTGTCTCCGCGTAGCGGATGGCCTCTTCCTTGACGCGCTCCGCCTCTTCCTTGCGGCGGCGCTCCTCATGGAACTCGAACTTCAGTTTCTTGATGCGCTTCTGCACATTTTCGCTGTAGTTCTCGAGTTCGGAGTCGTCGGGAATCTCCGGCTCGGCACCCTCAGGACGACGGGGCTTGCCACGGTCCTGCTCCGGGGTGTCGTCCTCGATCTCCACTTCGAACTTCTCGTCTTCCCCTGCGGCGCTCATGCTCTGCTATACCCCCTCGGGTCTTCGACAACGGCTTCGACCGTGTCATCATGGATCAGTCGGAACTCCCTACCAAGAACCTTGAACCTAGTGCCTGAGTAGGAACGGAAGATGACGAAGTCGCCTTCCTTGCACCAAGGTCCATGCGGGAACTTGCTCGGGTCAGTGTAGGCTTCCGGTCCTAACTTGATGACAAAGCCGATAATCGAGGCCGTTTCCTCGGCCTTCTTCAGCGCCTCAGGCATGAAGACGCCGCCATCGGTCTTCTCTTGTACTTCGGGGATTGCGATGAGGAGCTTGTACCCGGTGGGCTCTGGCAGTTTTGCCTTCAGATGCTCGTCATCAATCTTTTCGGCAGTATACATCTACACCTCATGCAGTGACTTTGGGCGTCACAGTTGCCCTTGCGCGAACATTCGCGACTGCGCGGCACGCTAGATCATCGTGCCTCAGTCTTCAAGAAATCTCTTCTCGATCTCCTTCGCGTCCTCGACGATCTCACTCATGGCCTGATACCGGCCAGTGATGCTCATGTACTCCTCGTAGCTCTTGGCGCCACCCTGAGCCAAGAATTGTTCTATAGAACTTTTCCTCTCCTCGAGCCTGCGGATGAGCAGGCTCATTACCGTATCACTCACCGGTTGCTCCCAGTTGCTTCACCGCTTCCTTGGCGATCTCGACGCCAATCTTGGCGCCCTCGAGACGTTCCTTGCTGGCCATATCGACGTAGTCCACGGCCATCTTCGCGCCGATGCGAGCCCGTTCGCGCTCCTCTTCGGACTGGATGCGCTCGCGCTGTATCTCGATGTTGGCGGTCTTGTTGGCGAGATCG